CACTTATGGCGTAGCAGCATTGAGTCAGGATCGGATCGTATGTTCCCGGCCCCGGAAGTAAAGAGCCAAGCATGGCAATTAAGATATCCTGCTCCAATGTGAACAGCCCGATATCGTCAGCAAGCAGGGCGTTCGAGTCTGTGCCTTGCCTATCTGTCCGGCAAACATGCCATAGCGTTACGGCAAGAGTTCCCTGATATGGAACCACGTATTGACCACCGCCAGACTGTGCGGCGTAATCGAACGTGCCGCCTGGAATGGATACCGTCAACACATCATGGTCCTTCACGTTGGCTGGCAATTGATCTGCTCCAGCCATCACGAAGACGCGATGATTGTATTTGGTATTGGAAGCCTCCAGCAGAGTTCTAGCCCGCTGGAGGACTTCCTTTTTGGTGGTGTGCCGAATTGCTCCCACAATTAGGCTCGCAGTTCACTTGCGAATAGTTCGCACCAGTCAACAAGAGCATTCTTGACCATGACTTGAGACTGAGTCGAAAAGTACGGGATAGCGGCGTAGGCTGTTGTTTCCGTCAACGCCAGTGCAGGAGTACCGCCCGTCAGGCCAGCAATAGAGCGTGACAACTGAACGTCTTCCCTCATCCCCTTGAGCGTGATCGTGTGTGTCAGGTTTGCCCCTGATCCTGACGCAGAAACAGTGGCTTGGCTGAATCCAGTTCCGGTCAGTGCCCGAATGGCGGTTTGCAGAGTGGCAGCCGATGCGTTGTAGGCCAGCGTCAGGGTCTGTGCGGCGATGTCCACAGTGCCAGTGAACGTCAGTGTGTATGTGCCTCCTGTCGGCGTTCCAGACACTGCCGCTGTCCAGACCTGAGTCGTCCCGCTGTCGGCAGTCGTCTTGAAAGTGTCAATCGCTGTCATCAGTGTATCGACGGCAGTTCGTAGGGTTGTCTTGGCAGCCGTTGCTGGAGCATGTGCAAAGGCGGTCGTTGGGGTCATGTCAGCCATTGAAGGAATCCTTTCCTATGAGTTCCAAGTCGTTTCCAGTGCACCGGATACGAAGATACTTGAAAGAGCAAATGAGTATTTTGTTGTGTCTGTAACCGGGTCGATTGTTCCGCCTGATGTTGTCGGAGCGATGTAGTCAGGAATGCAGAACTTGTGTTTTTCTGGCATGGCGTCCTGAGAATACTCAAGATCCATGTAGGAAGTATAAATCAGCGTTTGTCCGTCCGCCACAGGTGCTGGGTTCAAATGCTTAGTTGTCACGCCAATAAGCGTGTTTGTGACCGTTGGAGAGCCAGAACCAGTGACATAGGCTCCAGTTTCTGTAAACGATGCTACGGGGTCCGGTAGCCGAGGTGGTGCACCGGCTCGTTCAGCTTCAATCCGAATGATTCGTGTTGGCTGAGATGGCCCAATTCCGACAACGACGTTTGACTGAAGCGTGTAGCCGTAGGTCTTGGCAACCGGCAGTGGCACTTTCAATGCCTTGTTTCCGTAACTGCTGGTTATGTTGTAGTGGCTGTACATGAACGTCTTGTGCTGACTGCTATACGTGGATGTCACGTCAGCATTGGCGATGTTGTCGTTAATCTCGACCGTGATTGCCTGCGGGTAGGCTTCGTACATTCCTTCTGTGTCGTAGTTCGGCTCTGACGCCTCGATGTCGTCAATACGCCGAATTCGCTCGGTAACGGTTGTGCTGTCTGGAACGGACGAAGGCGTTCCGAATTCCTGAGTACATGGCGTTGTCAGTAAGTTGTGAAGGATGCTGATTGCCGGAATGCCGCCCTCGGTGTCAGGCTGCTCCCCAGGTCTGTTTCCTTGACTCAGCACGTTGTTGTAATTCGATAGAAGTGGATTGACGTTGTCCTGAACTGGCCTCCACGCCAAACTTCGAGACATTGTCATAAATCGTTTCTCAATGGCATTTGCTCCACCCTCGATTGGGAATCGAGATCCGGAGACAACCAGAGAAACCATGCGGGTTTGATCGGAACCCTGTTCGGTCGTGTAGTCGTATCGACGAATAAGAACTGCCGCCTTGTTGTTGGCGTCAATAACTTCCCCGAGAAACAGCCGCTGGTCAATGATTGCAGCCGCCAGCAACATCAGATCCGACATTGAGGCAAAGCGGTCTCCAGTCAACGCAACGCGAACACTGAATTCGACCTTTGCACCATGCTCAAGCCGTGCCTCATTATGGCTGATTTTTATTGTTCTGGCAGGGGCAGGGGCTGTAATGCCAACCTCTTCGTCAGTTACGGTGTACCGGATCGTTAGCCCGTCTTCGCTCGAAACGTAGTCGAACGCCTTACGCTGCATTCCCGGAACGACAGGCGGGACAGTGATCGCCCTGAAGTCGTGAGGACTCCAGTTTGGGTTCGATAGTGTCAGGCTTCCCGTGTATGTTCGTGTCGTGAATCCGCTGTCGCTGATCCGGTCCATGCAGGACCACCGATGGCCGAGAATTCCGAGCTTCTTTTGCGTGCTTTCGAACTCGACGTTTTCCAGTGCATACGCGACCTGTTCTTCTGCCGGATCTTCAGGGTTTAGGCTTTCGCCATAAATCCTTTCAGCCGCCATGAATGTTGGATCAACGTGACACTGTGCCGTTGTCGCAAACTCGACTGTAAACTCAACACGCCAGACGTGATTGTTTGCTACGTGTGTGACGTTGGCTTCCTTGGGAAATGGCCCACCGTGCACATCGTGTCGCAGGTTGATAGTTCTCAGGTTATCGCTGGCGTCTGTGTAGGTAGATCGTGGCGGTTCAATGACAAAGATCGGATCGCCAATAGCTGGGTCAAGTTGAACGCCTGATCCGTTGTCGGCTTGCTCGTCGACTGATCCAGTCGCAAGTGTTGAGTAAACCAGTCGGCGGCGAGGTTGCAGTAAAAACTTCCGTAGTGCTCCGAATTGCTGGCTGGCTCCCTGATCAATCCCGTTGCCCGGATACGTTGAAAGCTGAGGGAATACACCGATCGTTTTGTGATCGGTCATCGTGAAGTAGCCAAGTACTTTCAGTGATGTCTTCGTGTACTGGTAGTTTCCGGCGTCGTCATTGACGGGAGTTTCAACAAAGCCCAAGGTCTGGACGTTCTGCAGCCGAATCCCGTTGTATTGCAGAATGGTCTGAGTTGTCATCAGTTGCCCCCATTCACTGGTCTACGCGGCCCGTTCAGTCGTCGTGCCGCGTCAATCATCCCTGCTGCATTTTGGCCGAAGACAGCGTCAATATCACCACGTAGATCCGGCATATCGGCTGCTGGATTGCGTAGCTTTGCGGCAGCTTTCCTCATGTTGGCCTCTCCCTGATCGCCAGGAACCCATTCAAGGATTGCCGCCTGCAGATCCATCCCGACAGCAATGAGACTGTTGATATGTTCCAACAGAGTCGACAGGGCAGAGTCAACCATTGCGCCCCAAAGATTGCCAGCGTTTCCGGCGGCAGCTTTCCACGGCTGCATTGCATTTTCCAGCCGATTGAGTTGCCCGAGACGATCAGCCCCGAAGCCTCCCATTCTGTTGGCCATGTCAAACTTCCGCATTTCTCGATTCACTTCGAGTTGTGCGTTAGCATGGGCCAGCAGTCCGCTGTAGTTTGCCAGTGCAAATGTGGTCTGCAATGCAGTGTCAGCCAAACGATTCAGGCCAGAGATTGTGGCTTTGATGGCTGCCCCAATGAGCGGCAGTCCATAGGCCAGAACGCCGATTCCGATCGCTGCTGGACCAAGTGCAGCCCCGAACCGTGCCGCCGTTGCTGCCGGTATTCCGAACCGTCCGCCAACCTGAGTTGCCATGTTGACGCCAACCTGCCCGGCTGCTTGTCTCCACCGTGACGGAACTACGTTAGCAATTCCTCGCAGGACTGGCCGCATGAAGTTTGCCAAGCGTGTTGCCGTAGCAATCCCGCCCCTCCGTGTCCGGCTGCCTCGACGGAACATCCCCCTGAACCGCTGCCATCGCGTCTGCGGTTGTGATGCAGTTCCGCCGTTGGCTGCCCCATTGGTTGCCTCGGTCAGGCGGTCGATTGATCTTCGCAGGTTATCCTGAGCCTCACGGGTTGCGTCTTCCGTCTCTCGTGGGACGTTGAAGTAATCTGCAAACGTGTCCATCAGCGTGGCTACTGCCGATGGTCGCTGTCCGTCTGCTCCCGGCTGTGGAATTACTCCACCGAGAATTGACGTCAGGTTGTTTGCCAGTGTGTCGAGGAAGCTCCGGTTTGCAATGTCAGGACGCACGCCGAACATCCGCTGGAAGAACTCCAGAAGCCTGTTCAGGATGCTATCGTCGTCTTCCGGCTCGTCCGGCGGTTCCGGTGGCTGTCCGCCTCCCGGTGGAATTCCTCCAGCCCCACCAGATCCGGCAATGTCTTCGACGATCCGGCGTGCTTCTTCTGCCCGCTCTGCTGCACGGTCGGCGGTTGACTGCTGTCTCTCCTCGACCGTTGGTAGGTTGGCAGTTTCCCACCACGGCGGAAGTGGTTGTCGTGCAGGTGGCCTATTGAACCACGATGGAGGATTATTGAGGTCCGGCACTTCGCCGTTTGGCTGAAATGGCTGGAATGTTGCTCCGGGTGTCACGTTGCCTGATCGTGTGACTGCTGGCGATTCAATAGGCCGCGTGCGTGATGTTGAGACAGTCCGGCGGATTGCATTGGTTAGCGGTGCAGTAACTCGTTCTGTGGTCGCACTGACCACGCTGGCAGCAAGTCGTTCTGTCGATTGCGTGATAGTTTGTTGCCATTGTGGGCGGTCGCCTGTAATGGCTTGACTCAGTCCCTCAATGGATTGTGCGATTGGGTCGCGGAGTGGTCTAGCCATTTCACTTGCCCTTTCGCTTTGCTGCGGAAACGGCTTTGGCTACCGTCGCCTCGTTCTCATAAAGTTGTTCGAAGAAATCTTTGCCGGGTGCACCGAACACGATCCCAATTCCCTGTGCTACTGCCATCGACTGCCAGGCTTGAACCTGCTCTGCGTTCAGGTAGATCCCGAATCTTCGTTCGTGCTCTGTTCTGAGGTCGAGTCGCCCAAGGCTGTCGGCTCCGTAGATGGCGGCGAGAACAGATTCTCCTCGCCACTTTTTTTTTGAAATCCAGAGTACGCTATGAATGACTTGAGCAGGTCAAGACACTCCAGTTCAGTCAGCCCGCGTTCTTCGACAGTGCCAACACCGAACACACTACGTGTCACGCCTGCGACTTTGCCGATGATCCTCTCGCGAAGTGCATCGACCTTCATCAGCTTGAAGTCATCTTCGCGGAAGTCTTCGTGCTGTTGCAGTGATCTCCAGAGGACCATCGGATCTGCGTAAACAGTCCGATGGCCGTTCCAGAATTTGAACACGTAGCGGTTGCGGTTAAACAACCATCGAAGTATCAGATTGATCATGTTTCAACAGACTGTGAAGTACCAGCGTAGGTCGCGAAGTTTGTCACAAGGTGACTGTTCTCAAGGAACAGATAAGTTTTTCCGTCACCAGACTGGCTCGTGTCAGTCGTGAACGGCATGGCTTCGATATCGAAGTCCCAGACTGTATTCTTTGACCCAATCGGGAATCGGACAGGTCCGGAGTACCAGCAGTTTGGATAGTTCAGTGTCGTTGCAATCGTAACAGCCCCGGCGTCAGCAGCGGTTGCGGCAACGTCTGCCGCACCAAGTAACTGAATCTGAAACGCACGTTTGCCGCAAGACAGCAACCCGCCGATGTTCGTCAGCGTTCCGGCTGCCCCTGTGGACCAGTTCGTGGACGCCTGACCTTCTCTCATCTTCTTCACAACAGCAATGCTGTATTCAACCAGCGATAAGCTGATTTTGGCTTTCTTGCCCATGAACTGCCGATCGACAGGAGGGCCAGCAGTTCCACCGTATTGATCGGAGTGGATTGGATTGGTGAAGAACTCTTCTTCAATCTGAACCCCTTCTGTGGTGTATCCAAGATTGACGAAACCGTTCGTGTCTCGAAGATTGATTTTTACCAGCACAGGGCCGGACACGTATGGGCAAAACAGACCAGTCATGTTGGTAATTCCTTATGGATATCTTCGGCTTGGAAAGTAATGAGCACGATCACGCCAGAGGTTGAGGTTGTCCCACTCTGCGATTGTCGGCCCTTCGCTGCTGACTTCCCCGGCTACTGTTGCCGCAGGCTCGTCAGCCGTGATGACGGAGTTTCCGTCCTGCAAGTCTTTAATACAGCCCTTGCGAATGTTTTCGTAGAATTGCAATACGTCCGGATTTGATGTGGCCCGGCGTCGAAACAAGTGAACCATCGCGATCTCGCAGATGATTCTTTTGAACCACTCAAGGTCAGATCCCTCCAAGGCTGCAAGCTGTGCCGCCTCGTAGCGTCCGCCTTTCCTGAGTGCCGCTATGACCTCACCTTCAGCAGCACACAAGGCTTTATCAACACGCTGATTATCAGACACGTCGACCGCTGATCCATCGCTATTGTCATCGACGACAAGTTGCTGGATGTCACGCTCATCGAACGTGTCAATCAGATCAGTTGCTGTAACGTATGTTGGGGTCGGCATCAGGATTCGTCCTGAGGTGTTCGTTGTGGTTTGTGGCTCAGAGCAACATTAGACAAGGATCACCACCCTTCCAGATTTCAAAAGAACTCGGTGTCTTTATGAAAAGGTGGTCAGCCGGGGAGGCGTCCGACTGACCACCGTGCAACAGTCCGAAGACTGATGATTACACTGCGTTCTGGAACATAACCGCAGTTTCTGGAGCAGTGAGGATGTAAACGTAATCCTCAACAACGCGGCCAGATGTTCGGCGGTTGTCCTTGTCCTTCTTCGTTTCTGCTGTCATTTCTTCATACATGAAGCAGGTCAGAGACGAGAAGGATGGTGCACCGTAAGTGCCTTCAAGTGAACCCGGACGGGCACAGATGAACGGCGTTGCGGTTGGCAGAACCTGAGACTTCGTTGAAGTAGCTCGCTTGCGTGATGTCACGCGGCGTGTCTTCTCAACGATCAGGTTCAAGCCGTACAACTGAGAAGGCAGACCGTAGAACGAGTTCTGGTTGCTCGTTCGCAGATCACCCCGAACTTGTGCCAGTGCATCAGGAGAACCCTTGATGTACTCGACGATCTCCTGACACTCAGCCAACTGTCGGGCCAAAGTGGAGTTGATCACCAGGTACAGGTCGTCGATGTCGACAGCCGCCAGCGTGTCGTCCAGAATCAGTTCGCGAGCCGTGTTCAGGCTGCGCTTGATGTCCTGACGGTTGCTGGTGGAAGCTGCCCAAGTGCCGGTGTTGCCGGACACTGCGGAGATATCCACGACGTGGCTGGAAATGTGGTTCCCAGTCGTCAGCATGGCGTTCAGAGCCAGCATCGTGCGGGCGGTCATCGCCTGCTGTGCCTTACGCTGAGCGTTCTGTGCGACGACGTCCCAAGTTGCCTGATCGACAGCCTTGTCACCGATCGTGAAGGCCCACTGACGGCGAGCCGTCTGGAATGCCTTGTACTCGTGCTCCGAGGTGCCGTCTCGGCCACCCGGTGCGTTGTCGCCATCGTTCCACAGTGCATCAAGGGCGGTGTCGTCGAGGATTCGACCGCCTTCATCAATCGTGCACTTCAGGTAGTAGCCAATGCTCTTGGGAGCTTTGACGATCTGAGTGTACTTGTTGACGTCAAATTTCTTGACGTTGCGGCTGTAGTCGATGACAAGTTTCCCGCTCGCTTCATGCGATGGGACGAAGGTGTTATTTCCACCCGGTAGAACAGCGGTCATGTTGTGAATCCTTTCACAATTGTTTCAGAAAAACCCATTCAACTGGGCAGATTAGGCTCCGAGGTATCCGAACAGGAGTCGCACGCGAACTGCTTCGCCAGCGGAACCTGATTCCAATGCAAGTGCTCCGTAGCAGTCCTTATCTGTGCTGGCTACAACGCCACCACCAGATGCGTCAGACTTGAGCAGGTCGCCCTGAGTGCAGCCACCAGATCCGATGATCAGAAGAACCGGGCGGTCTTCCTGTAGCCCGTCACCAACCATGTAGATGGTCACAGGATCGCCGGACGCTGCGGCGTATTCAGTTTGTGATGGCAGAGGGGCGTAACCGCTTGCCTCGCCAGAGACACCAATCATTCGCTCGCCTGCTCCGCAGGTTGCGACAGTGTTGGTGCCAGACCGCTTAACAAAGCGAGATGGGCCGATGTTGGCAGATGCCTTGAACATGAGTGAATCCTTTCACTGGTGTATTCAATTGGTGTACAGACGCTCTTTGTCTCACCGTGAGACAGAACTAGCCAGCGGTGTTCTTGCCGCTTTTCTTGTCTGCACAGTACCGTTCACGGGCAGTGACGTAGTCAACGTCATGCTTGCGTGCGTATTTCATAACGCCGTCAACGTCAGCGGCGGTCAGTTCGTCAACGCCGTTGCCGGTTTCAGGCAGTTCGCCCTGCTTGCCGACACCTGCGATCGCTGAGAAATCAGCAACAGCAGACGGGCTTTTTCGAGCGTACTTTTCAATGTCCTGAAGATCAGCGGTGAACTCGTCTTCCGTCTGAACTTCAGCCTTCTTCATGTAGCGTTCCATGTTGAACTCGAAGCCTTCAGACTTCAGCTTCGACAACTTGCCGTATCGCTGAGATCCGAGAAGCTGAGCCTTCATGCTCGCGTTCTCTGCTTCGAGTGCGTTGAGTCGTGCTTCCAGAGCCTGCAGCCCTGCTGACTTGGAGTACTGTTCTTTCTCGTCGGCCATTGGGTTTGATCCTTTATCAAATGGCGGTTTGTTCGGTGGACCGCCAGCATCCGGCTTGGGCGGCATCATTGAATCTGGTGCACCTGCACCCATATTAGAACCAGCGTCTTGCGGTAGTCCGCCCGGCTGGGGTTGTCCTGTTGGGTCTTGTCCCGGCATTCCCGGTTGGCCAGGCTGATTGCCATCTTCTGCTGGCATGTCGGCCATCTGTGGTGCCTGATGGACAAGCGGGTTTGGAGATCCTGCCTGCCCGTCTTCCTCCATCTTCTGAACGATATACTGGCCCATTGCCGAGTTCATGAATGCTTCCATGATCGACTTAATCAGGCCGGACGGCAGTTCTTCTTCGTTGCCGTACTTGTCTCGATCGTCACCCGGCACAAACGTCCCGTTTCCACCCGGTGCGACCATCATGTATCTCTCGACCTCAACGTCTTCTCCGTGTTCGGATGGACGATTGAAGTATCTGGCAGGAGGAAGATTCAGTCTTGGTTCATCGGCCCCAAGTGCGGCAATCGGGTAGAACGATCGCTTGTGAACATCAGGCAGAGGCAGAACCTCAACCGATCGCCCGCGTCGTCCCCTCAGCAGTTCGTCACGATCCTTGCGGTGGTACTCATCAGCAAAGATTGCATAACGTGGCTTCGTGTTGCCGATCATTCCGAGGCGATAAGCTCCGGTGTATCCAAGCACTTCAGGTTCCGGATCAGTCCGGTTGTCTGATGTGTGTCCGTTTGTAATTGGGCAGAACTTACCTACGTCTGCGATCTGCTCGTTCATGTTCCGACAGATAGAAGCCAATACCTTGCGGTCGTATTTCACTGCTGGAATTGTGCGGCCATCGCGAGACTTGCGGGCTGGAATCTCATGTTCTTCAAAGACAGGGATGTCACGCCGTTCCAGAAACTCAGACGATTTGTGATATCGTCGAGCTTCAGCAACTTCTGGTTCATCGCCAACATGAGAACGCCATGCCTCGAAGCACTTCTGATTCCGTTCAGCAGTGTTCGGGATCTCAGTCATTAGCGACTGATGAAACCGGATCGCAAAATCCGGCTGGCTTTCCCCGTCCTTGGGTACTAGGTTATTCATAGCGTCCTGCCTTGAATATCAAAACCACCCAATCCATTGGGCAGTTATTGGAATTGTCAAGTATGCGGCAAATCCTGTCAATGACTCACACGGTCAGAATCAATGCCATCATCAGAATTAGTTGTCTTCGTAGCCGCTTCCAGATTTCTTGCTGGCTGCAATAGCTTCGACAACACCATCAAGCAGTTCATGGATCGAGTTGTCCAATGCAGACACTGTACTGGTCATGCTGGCGAGTGATAACGCCCAGACACGGGTATTGATTGGCAGGAGCTTCCAACAGGCGTGACAGATAGGGACTTGGATGCAGTTGTCCGGACGATGCGGGGCGTGCCATTGCCCACATGCTCCGCACAAGTGCTTTTCGCCTTTCGGTCCTGTCGCCATTACCTGCCTCGGTTTGGTCTCTGAGATCCCCGGTCTGGATTGCCACGATTCGGCCTGTTGCTGGTAGGACGATACGGTCCTTTGACCTCCGTTTGCAACTTAGAAACCCCGACGCGGCCATCTTTTGCTTGACGTACTCGCTTTTTCAGGATCTGGATTCCGTTCACGAGGATTGCCCGGCGTGGCACGTTTCCGCCAACAGACTGGAGTAGCGTGTAGCGATACTGATGCCCGGCAATCGTGCCCCGGATTCGCAATTCGTCCCAAACAAACCCGCCCTTACTGGATGCCCGCAGGAACTGTTCGAACAACTTCGGGTGCACGTCAGCGTAGCCGTATAGCGGCCCCATCGTCTTGGAATGCTTGTCGCCCTGAAGATATCGAACCAGCAGCGTCGACTTGGCTGGGGCTTTCAGGTTGAACTGAAACCCGATACTGTGGACGTTGCTGGATGTCACAGGGACCATGACGCCCGTAACTGCCGGATCGTCTGTCTTGTATCGGCCTCTGAAATTGGCAGTCCGGATCTCGACAGTATCATTCGAGACAAGCCGCATCCCGTTCCACGTCTGAGGCTCAGACGGAACGATACGGCGGGTTGTCGGTTCTGACTCTACCCGCCGTCCTCCAGCCTGCTCCGGCGTTTTGCTGCCACCGAACATCTCAGGCGTCAATTGTTCGATCAGATCAACCGTCCTGCCAACATCACCACTGATGTCACGCAATCCAGCCTTGAGCGTGCTTGCTAGTGCAGACCTAGCTTTGGACGTCGACGGGCTGTTCGCTGTCTGGAGCAGGTCCAGAATCCCCCGGACTGCTTCCCTTGCTCCGCTGTGTACGCTTACGACGTTCTTTTGGGCGTCGTTCGCTAACTGGCTCAATTGCCGGTCCAGCGTCTGATTCTTCCCCCGCAACCTCTGGCGTACTCGGTGGATCTCCTGCATCAACGCTACTCGGTTCTGTGGCTCCGTCTTTGTTGACAGGGTTTTGATCTTCTTCAGGCTGTCCTGAATCTGTTTCTGGTCCTGCTGGCTCTGGTTGAACTTCGGGAATAGCGGGTTGGCCATCGGAGAACTCCATCTCTGCGAAGTGCCGTTCAAGCAGTGCTTTGTGAGCGGCGTCACCGTCTGCAACAGCTTTGGCAAGTGTCATGGTCGGGATACTGAATGTCCCAATTTTACCAGTTGCGTCTCTGACTGTGTAGACGGTCGCAACTTTGACCTCGTCAAAAGCCGTGTCAATGCTGTGGATCTCAATGTTACGCTGGGCAAGGATTGGCGATGCAATCCAGTTCAAAGGAACCATAAACTAGCCTCTTTCTCGGTGTCGTGTCGTAAAGCCTTTCAGTCGGCCTGAGTCTGGAAGATACTCACCGCCTAGCTGGGCAGTAATAGCTGAATGGGCTTTTGCTGAGGAAATCGTTGAACCTGTCATGAAATCGTCAGAAAAACAGAGATACCGAAGTGCGTCCGTGCAATGGTCGGCCTTTTTGAGGGGTTCGGGCGCAGCGTCGCGCGGATTTAATGCTGTTCGTGCGTTTTTGTTTGTTCCTCTGAGCCATCTATAGGTCTTCATCTGCTGAACCAACTTCGGGCAGTTCGTGCGATGAATGAACAGTTTTGGCTCCAGTTTTATTTTCACTTTGCCGGTCTCAGGATCAAGTACAGGCATTCCCTTTGCGTCAACAACAGGAACGGGAATCTGAGGTTTCAGCAGATATTGAATGTGCTCAATACCCTCAATAACCGAGTTCCTTCCTCTCATCATCGACAGGTTCTCAACCTTTGGGTTGTAGAGATTGAGCTTCATTCCGATACGCAGGTTGTCGGGTGAAGATGGGTCACAGTACGACGGGCCATACATTTTGTCGTCGCTTGGCCATTCCCACTGCTCGTAGACGTCGCTCAGGTGGTCAACGGTCGTCTTTGTCTGATCGTGGCAGGCAATCTCATCGTAGATGAACCACTGCCCTATGCTGTTGCGTGCTCCCCACAAACAGACAAAATCATTCTCTGGGCCTGCACCCCAGTCTATTCCGCGTCTGTGGTAACAGTGCTTAATCCGTGCCCACATTTCGTCACCCATGCAATGAGTGGCGGTATTGAATCCCTTGTAGATAACGCCCTCGAATGAGGCAAACAGCCCCTTCATTCTCACGTCGAGCATATCCTCCGGAACCATGCCGAAGAATTCTTCAAACCATTTTTTATCAACGTGCCCGGCTTCCATCGCACACATAGTGTTCGCACGATAGATCTTCCAGTTCTTTGGGAGGTATCGCAGACCCGGTTGTTTGCCTGATTCAGGCTCCGGCCCGTTCTCCAGCATCTCTTCAATGTCGATCGACAAGTCTGGATCGACTGGCGTGTACTCGACCAGCTTAGACCCCGGAAAGTTGTACTCTCGGCATCCTCGCAAGACTTCTTCGAATACGCCCCACGGGAACTGTTCTACGAACGCGAAACCACCGATAGCCTGAGCCATCATCGCCCCGATCCCTTGTTCGTAGGATCTGAACTCCAGCATCCAATTATTGCCCTTTGCGTCAGCCTTGAGCGGGACAGAGTAGGGTAGACGTTGTTTTGACTTGTACCAGCCTACTCGTGCCCAATCGACGTCTTTATCAAGGATGTGCCCTTGCCCGTATAGCTTCTCCTTCCAGCAGGTCTTTGTCACCTGATCATAAGACTTAGCGATAACCCAGAACGGCGTATCCTTGCGGGGCGGTGGCGTCTCGTAGACGAACCGAGCAACCTTAGCCAGAAGCGTAGTGGTTGTCCCGGAATTATGCGAAATAACTCCCCCTTTAGTGAGGTAGTTTCTATCCGGATAACACGTAATGTCATAGAATTCATCTATTCTGAGGAATTCTATACTTTCAATCGTATCGACAGAAAGAGACGACAATGCAGAGGATTCAAATTGATCGCGTGCAGCTTGCGGATATGTGGCTTGCTGGAGTGTCGACGGCTGACATGGCGAAACACTTTGGCTGTAGCCAGTCGGTGATTCACAGGCAGTTAAAAGCTGCAAGCCTGCATCGCCCTGTTGGGCCACAGAAAGCGTGGAAAGATCAGTTCTCTGATCAGGATATCGTAGGACTGTATGCTGAACTGCGTTCAACGCCGCTTGTTGCAGAGCGTGTTGGATGCACAAGCAAGACTGTTTGGAATATTCTTGTGAAGCACGGGGTTGATATTCGCGGGAAGTCTGGTCCTGATCACTCGCAATGGAAAGGTGGCCGGATAACTGATTCAGGTGGCTACATTCTTGTTCGGAATCCTGAGCATCCCGCGTCAGTTGGTGGCTATGTACCTGAGCATCGGCTTGTGATGGAATCCCACATAGGCAGGTATCTACTTCCTGATGAGGAGGTGCACCACAGGAATCTGGACAAGTCCGACAATCGCTTTGAGAATCTGAAACTCTACAGCAGTGCTTCCGATCACATGAAGCAGGAACACGCTTCGCCTGATCGCATCGCTCACATGATGAAGATTCGCAAGGATCGAACTGAATCAATCCTTGCTGCTGCTGGGCCGATTCTCCGGCATCTTGTGAATGGCTATCGCTTGTCGCCAAATGAAATATCGCAGTTGACTGGCCTTCCCAATTCCTTTGTGGGTAGTTGGTGCCGTCGTGCTGAGTGCCGCCGCCTTCAGGGAAAACGTCCTGAGCGACAGATAACACCTGCGATCCGGGAACTAGCTTCCCAACTTCAGCCCATCCTGTCGCCGTTAGCACGCGGTGCGAAGACGTGCAAACAATAGAATTGCCAGACGTGAAGGTGACAGTAAACAAACTGTCACGCCCTTTGCAGTAGACTGGTGATGACAACTGAAGTCGCGGGTAGCCATCAGGACCAATGCCGATGGTTGTGAACGGCTCGGTGATGTCGACGCAACGCCGCCATTCCTGACGATCATGGTCCCACAATTCCTGCTCACTGCCTGTGCAGCCGTTCCCGCCAATTAACCAGCTAACGCCGTCTGATTTCGACTCATAGAACGCCGTCTGCTCGTCGAATCGTTCTGGCTGGTCTGGTCGTGGCGTGAAGTGCAGATACGCCGGGAAGTCTCTGACGCTACCAGTCTGTGATATAGCAACCATCCTTGGTTCCTTTGGTTATGTTATGACTATCGGACGTGCTGACCGCTGTTGAAAAGAACGGCCCAGAATTGAAATAACGTGCCCTGATGGCAGGCGTTATTTCAATGCGGATCGATATGGTTATCCGCTGCTCATTCCGGATGAACTATCGGAAACACATCAAGCCGAATTGCACTTTCCAGAGCGTCGATTTCGACATTGAAGCCCGTGCTGTGCGATGCGTGGAATTCTGAAAACAAGATTTCGTGAGCATCAAGACCTTCCCATTCATCGCCGTCCGGCTGCATCATCACGCGATGTTTCCTGCACACTGCCACAATGTCATTGATAAACGATTGCCGCCGCTTCTCTGGATCTTCAGTCGCCTCAGCGTCGAGAAGCTCCATAACGGCCTGATGAATGTCGCCTCGCATCTCCCAGCCACATTCGTAGCCTTTGTTCATGCAGACGACTTGATTGAGTAGAGTGAGCGTTCCCGGCTTCTTCTTGCTCTCGATCGCAGTAACCTGCCATTCAGCCCCGTCTGAGTCTTCGACTGTGAATTCTCCTGGCTGATTCTTGTCACCAGTCGCCCGCGTTGCCTTAAACCACTCCACACGAATCTCCTTTGTTTTTTAACTTTACCGTGAACAGAGAAACACGATACCGATCTTCATCAAGGCAATGGCCTTGAGATAAACACAACTGCTCTTTGGGACTCAAAGTTGTACCCACAAGGACACGATATTGTGGTGTATTCTTCCTGCTTCTCCGCAACCTCGAACTCGTCTCCGCACCACGGACAGCATGGGCAAAAATGCTTGACTGGTGCAGGAAGACAGGTGCATCTGTCGTTTCGCTTGCGACACGCATCACAATGTGTACCACCCGATCCCATAAAATCTCCAATGTTTTCGTGAGCAGCGGAACGGAATACCGCTGCTCATGCTCTACCGATTGAGATCAGATATTGCGTAAATCCACGATCGACATAACCGACGATGTAACACATGACAGTTGTCGCCGCGACAGTCCATCCAATGTCAAATCCAGATTCAATCATGGCCTCTGCAATTCCGCAGATTCCACCGATCGCAATTGGCCCTATCAATTTCAGTAGATTCACGGTTTCCCCCTTTGTTTCTGCGCCCACCGAATACAAGTTCCGCTGCTCATCTCAGAACGGAACGTCATCGCCACCAGATAGCTGGTTATCATAGAACGTTGTCTGCTTTGCCGGTGCAGATTGTCGCGACTGCTGCTGCCGTGGGCGTTCTTCTTCCTGCGGTGCATCTTTTCCACCTGACGGGCTTCCAAGGAACTGCATCGTTTCAACTGTCACGCCCAGCTTGGAACGCTTCTTTCCGGTTTCCTTGTCATCCCATTGATCGAGTTTCAACTTACCCTCGAACATCACGGGTTTACCCTTGGAGAGATACTGACCTGCTAACTCGGCAGTTTTGCCCCACAGGGTGCATTCGACGAATACTGTATTCTCGACCTTCTGGCCTTCCTTGTTCTTGTACGATTCATTGACCGCCAGCGACACATCAGAGACTGCTGTACCATTGCCAAGATAACGCAACTCAACGTCGCGTGTCAGGTTGCCGATCAGAATCACTTTATTGAACGATGCCATTAGAACGGATCTCCACTAAGAACTTGGGGATGCTCAGCAACGATTGCTGAGTACGCTATTTGGTAGGCGATCACCATTCCGGAGGTAATGCCCTTCTGCCTATCGAAGTTTACGTTTCGATTTGCTTCGACTGCTTCGAGTCGATCTCTTTCGAGGAACCTTAGCACTCTTCTGACGCCCTGCAACTGCGATGGTGTCAGCTTTTGGTCTAACTGGCTGATCTCCTGACTGCCAGATTTGGATTCGAACGGCTGGCCCGCTATGTCGGTTTCCGGAATCTTGTCTGAAGATAATTCCGGTGATGTATTCAGGTCCGTCATCGTACCACCAGCCTGCATCGACCAGTGTGTCTTCTAATTGTTTCCATGATCCTCTGAGTCCTGAACTGTAGTCCCACAACTGCTGCCGCTTCCCAAGGATGCGTGTTACAGCGACGAATGTAGGTATCTTAAACGGTTGGCGTTTGTAAAAAGAAAGTTGCTTACTGAATACTTTTTTTTCGGCAACAGTTCGCCAGAATGAATGGCCTTGGCCGTCGTTCCTGTTTGAAAGCTCGATCGGCAACACGATGTCAAGCAGTAGCTGCCCGATGGCCTGATCAATCTGGCTGGTGATCATGCTGAGTCTCATTTGGCCTGCATGAAGGCCCGGTTAATCTTGTGTAGTAATTCAGTTCGTGGCAGCGGCGGCGTGACGTGTGTTGAGTTCCATCGCTCCATGTGCATCCCGACTTCCGCCTGACTCATCCCGCATTCGACCAGTTTGCAGGCCGCTCGGTAAACATCCTTGTCACGCCCTTGCCCGCCTTGTTTCACTGTGACAGGTCTGATTCGATCAATGTAGGCAAGTCCGTCTCGAATGGATGATGTTTGGCTGTTGGCGTATGCTCCCAAACTAACTTCGGAGGATGCCGGTCGCTCAGGTCTCCATTCAGGATTGAAGACAGGCAACTCGCTGAACGGGATAAGTTTTCCGCGAATGTTGCTGCTACAGACACAGATGGAATACTGGTGACCGGATCGTACTGAAGGTGGTGCAACGACATAGCTTCGATCTCCTTTGACGTCGTACTCGAATCCTGACGGGTCTTTGATATGGGCGTCTGACTTGATGTAGACTCCCGGATGCCTGTAGTAAAACTGCATCCCTCGTTTTGTCTTCACCCGCAGTGGTGTTTGCGGCTTCGTCTTCAGCCATCCGATGTAAGCGTCTTCGCTGTCACAGTCGGCCACCACCAGATTGTTAAACTGTCCCGTTAGCAGGGCAATATTGCAACCCGGAAAACGCCAGTTTGTTAGTGGTTTGTCGATATGCTCCAGCCACTTGATGAATGGCTTCTTGTCGGTGCCGATGGGGATTACGGACAGCCCGAGGGATAGGTAATACTTGGCAACGATATCAAGCCTCTCCTGAAGGCCGTCCATGCCCGCTCCTTGCTTGAATCATTGCGTCAGCGATTGCATAACAGGCCACTGCAACGTCTGTGGTCGTCGGTGCCGATATCTTCACGAAGTCTGATTCACGTCCAGCCCAAACGCCCGCCAGTGCCTGACCTGCAAACCAGTCACGCATCGTCAGTCCGTCGTTTCCGTTTGTCGTTCCGTATGCTGACGGAAACGCTGGTCTATCACCGTCGTCTTTGCTCACTTGGCAACTCCTTCATTCTTGCGGATCAAATCAGCCATTGGGACGCTATTAACCATCCGGCTCATGTCGGCCCTGTTGGCTGGCATAAACGGAAGATTTTTCGGTATCTGACAGCCCTTGAGGTGCTCGAATCCTCGTAGGTGTCCTGTGTAGATCATTGCGGCAGCCTTGCGAAAGCTATAACCCTTACGCTTGGCCATCCAATACGCTCGCTCGAATGCTGCCGCTACATCCGGCAGATTGGCTTGCTTGGCTCGCTTGACTGGTAGCCCGGTTACTTCCTTCAGTTCGCCGGATCGTTGAATTACGGTCCTGCGTCGTTTGCCCTTCATGTCGTGACCGCATGAATAACAGTTCCCGTGACGCGGGAAGTCCTGGACGGCGTGACAGGCTGGGCACTCGTAGCCAACTTCCTTGGTCAATGGATCTGCTTGGTTTTCCTGGCTGTTTCTCAGTGCGTCCATTCGCTCGTCGGTGACTTCTTTCACTGATCCGCAGCGGTAGTATTGCCTCCAGATGTCTTCCATGTCGGCGTTTGGTGACGGGTGTCTCCACCACGATCCACCATGATCCTGCACGATGCAATACGGTCTCTGCTGGCCGTTTCCAAAGTCTCTCGTCGGCAGTGAAGGATGATTGCGAAGCACTCGACCGACGATCTGAGTGTGTGACAGAATCGAACCGATCGGAGTCGCCAGAATCAGATGGAATAGCTGCGGAATGTCCAGCCCTTCACGCATCACGAATCGGTTGCAGACTACGCTGATTTCTCCCGTCTTCAGTTGGGCTAGGATGTCGTCTCGTCGTTCCTGACTGCTGGTTGATCTGATTCCGTCACAGTAAACGTCGTCGCCGTCGATGTGTGCCGCTCTGATTCCTCGTTTGGCGTATTCGTCCACGAACCAAACCGATTCTTCAACTCCGGGGGCAAAGAGAATTGCCGGTCGTAGTTCTGGATTGAGTTTTATGTGTTCTTCGATCACTCGGGCGTAGATGGCCTGAGTCCATATCTTTTTGCGGATATCACCGACAGCATATTCCCCGGTTGCTGTTCGTTTGATGTCGGTCGTGTCCATCTCGCCGCAGGAGTAGACAAGAGCCGGGACCAGTGCTCCGCACTTTCGCAGGTCCGACCGTGAACCAGCCAGAATCAAATCTTCGTACAGATGCGACAACTCAAGGGGCGTTGCTGTCACGCCTATAATTGTCGCTCCTTGGTCGACGTACTCGTTCAGCAGTTCAGCCGCTTTGTCGGCCTTGTTCATGTGGGCTTCGTCAACAAGGATAATGTCCGCCGCTGGCATCAGGTTACGGGCTGTCAGTGTCGGGATGCTGGCCAATGTGTAACCACGCTGCCCGATGTCCTTCACGCCGGAACGCATTTGACGTACGTCAAAACCATCGCACGTCAGCCCCGTGTAGAGTTGATCCAGAAGCCAACGACGGGAAGCAAGCTGGAGAACTCGCTTTCCTTCGTTTAGTGCATCTTCTGCAATCTGAATCATCATCTTCGACTTACCGCCGCCGGTTGGACTACAGAGGCAGATACGCTTTCGACCTGCCGCCATGAGCCGCCGCACTTCGGATACGCCGAATATCTGATGAGGCCAGAAGTTGTTCATAGCTTACAACCACTCCTGCTGAGGAAACAACTTCTGCCAATCGTTACCGAGTTTCTTAAACACTCGCAGAAACTCCGCGTGCTGGGCTACTGTCAACTGATCCAGTTCAGCCCCTCGGTCGATGGTCCTGATGATCGTCTGGAAAGCCTTGCGAAATGCTGAGGCGTCCGGCTTCGTCCATTCCCGGCTGTCTTCTTCCGGTTCATCGTCTTCCGAGGGCGTGACAGTTGGGGCGACTGCTGCCCGGTAGGCTGTGTTGATCGGCTGATTCTCCAGCTTGTCGCGGAGTTCTTCAGCCCGGTCGACGTTGCCCTCTGCCTCGGCCTTGTCGATCTCTTTGACGACTGCCAAAGCTCGTGCGGCTGTCGGTCGTGACATTCCAACACGCTGAGCCGCTATGTCGTCTGTTCGTTGCTTGATCGGCTTGTCTGGACGGTCGTTTTCTCCTGTCTCACCGTGAGACAAGACAGATTCATTGGGGTTTTCGGCTTTTCGGCAGGATTCAGCCGCTTCGGCTTCTTCTGCTTTATACTGCCCGAATAGTCGGGCGGTCTGTTCTTTGGTCCTGACTCGCACCTGCTTCTGCAGGGTATCCCATGCGTGCAGAGTCTTGTCGATGTCTTCGTGATCGCTGACGTAACAGGGGACCGACTTCAGCCCCATCTTGACGGCTGCTGCTGTCCGGCGGTGTCCATCGCAAATCATGCGTTTTGAGTTGACGATGATCGGTGCCAGGACGCCATCTTCTTTGATCGACGCAAGGAACTCCGGTGTGAGTTCGGAGTCTGTCGGCCCGAACACGTATTTGTTTTTTGGGCATGGTCGCAATGTTGATGGGTCAACCTGTTCGAAGTAGCTACGAACGCCCATAAGGGAGTCCTTTCCGCAAGAGTCTAAATTCTCCGTAAACACCAGTGGGAGTGCAGGAGTCGAACCTGCTCGGCGGGGTATCCCCCTATTGCTTCACCAGAGGTAAATGGGAATCGAACCCAAAGCAGTCACCACGACGATACGGGAGTCGAACCCGCTTACCTTCCCCTTCTCCCGGCTGACAGGCTTTCACTGTCTCCCTCGCTGTAGCGAGTATCAGGCGATAGTTAGTGATTTCAACGGCTCAGCACTTCGCCTAAAAGAAGCCGGTTCCAGTCCACCCAGTTATCTGGGCGGTTAAATCGGTGCTTCCTGCGTCTGTGGCAGCCCAAGTGCAACCTGCTGACTTTCGCACAGTGCCAGCAGCGTTGAACCGTCGTCCTGAGTTAGCTTGCCTTCCTGAACGCGGACCATCAGGGCGTCTGCGATCTTCTGGAGTCCTTCAGCAGACTTTGCCGTCATGATGGCGGAATGTGCCTTGCTGTAGGTGTCATCCTTTGCGGCGGGCTTGATGTCCGGCTTCTTTGGTTCCGGGGCTTTGCTGTCATCTAAGAACGCGACAATCTTTCCAATGAAGTCCTCGCCGGGCTTCTTGAACGTCTTGCCGACAAGTGATTCCAGTTCGGTTCCTCGAATACCATCAACGGTCAACTCAGCGTGTTCCATAGTGCCGGTGATGTCAAATTCGTATTCCATGCCATCGCGTTGAACAGCCGCCATGCCAACCTTTTTGGGTGTCTGCTTTCCGTTTGCTCCAGTTTCGATGACATAGTCCACCTTCTGCCGCATGGTTGCGATCAGGTGAACGGGGCAGTGGTTTATTGCTGAAATCAACTCATTATGAAGCGGCGTTGCCTTACTCCAGCCGGAAGAAAATTTATTGCTTCCAGATGATGAATCGACAATCTCAAGGCATCCACCTTTGCCCATCCACGCATGGGATAGGCTGTCGATCCCGCAAGCGTCGTAGCCTGCCTTGACGAATGCGTTCATTGCGTCGATATAGGTTTGCGGATTGAACTCATCCAGGACGATCATATCGAATTCGCCAACGCCTTCCGCTCCAGCGTAGATTTGGCAGTTATCGCCTTCAGTTGTCACAACTCCGATCCTGCCATTCGGCCCCACCAAAGCTCGTAAGAACTTGAGCATTGTGAGAGTCTTCCCCGACTTGCTGGCACCAACCAAAGCTAGTCTCAGCTTGCGTTTCTTCTTCTCCGCTTTCTTGATCGTGAACCCACTCATATTCAGCCTCCATCGTCATCAGTAAAAGTAAATCGTCATCTTCCACGTTACACCTCAACAGGTACAAGCCGTATGAATTTCTCTTCGTCTTGGTATCCGGTCAGGTCCAGTTCAGGCCGATTCAGTGCTGCCCGCATAAACGAGGAGGTGTAAATCTCCCGCATAGTGGGCAGTTTTCTATCGGCAACAGGTTCCATCGGCAATGGACAATCCCGGATTCCGCCGGTTGCTTCCTGAATCCACTGTGAACCGCTCAGCCGTCCATCCTCTTCCCGGTACGCTCCGCAGGTCGCTTCCTCCGGTCGTGTAGTGAATCGGATCGTACTCACGGCAAACCCTTTCAGCAGAATCAGAACACCGACAACCGGCAACACAAATCAGCAACGCGATCCATCGCATAACAGTCTCCATAACTGGGCAGTTTAACTTGGATCAAACAGAAGCCATGCCGCAAGTCGGCACAGCAGATAGAACACCACCAGACTGACCATCGCACAACTCCTGTCGTAGAATGGTGACATTGATCGGAGCGGCTATCGCGATTTTCACGCGACCCTGACCGACGTTCACGATCTTAATCGTGATGTTGTCGTTGATCCTGATCGACTCGCCCTGCTTCCGTGATAACACCAACATTGCAAACCTCCTTGCGTTGTTCATCCGGCCTCTCACAGCGATCGGCCTCCGTGAACAGTATCGGCAGGCGGGCAGTTTGCAAACTCCAATTCGCAAAAATCTTTGCAGAATCTAGGATGCTGATTTTCTGCCGGGTTTTCCACGGCGTTCTGCGGCATAGCTTTGCAGGCTGGCAATCGTGATCAACTTTCCAAAACGAGTCTCGATGGTCTCAAGCGTTCCCCGCGAAACCATAGACGCAACGGTTGAAGCGGCAAGGCGTAATTCCTTGGCCGCTTCGTTAACCGTGTATAGCTCGTCGAAATTGATATCCATCTGGGCAATCATTCCTGCAGTATGCGACAGGAAGCAACAGAGTTCAAGGCATAAACTACGCGGCATCCTGTTTTGATGGTCGACCTACGCGGCCCTGCCGGTTCTCTACCCACCATTTAACGTCTTCGTGACTGATCACCCATTCCTTCCCGAATGCCTGGGCATTGGTGAAGACGTTGTCCTGACAGTACTTCCTGATCGTTGCCGGTGTCAGCTTCATGGCTTTGGCGGCGTCCTTAACTGGCATGAAGTCTGCCAGCAGCTTGGCAAACACGTTATCAACCTGCGGGCGTCTCGGTGTCTGGCGGGTGAAGATTTTCGGTTCTGTTCTGTTCCGGCCATTGTTTTCTGTTGGCATCTGCCTGCTCCCGTGGGTAGTTTCGCCCCAAGAAAACCCCTTGTCTCACCGTGAGACAAGGGGTTATTGCGCAAGACAGGAGTTGAACCTGCACGAGTTTTACCTCACTAGCTCCTGAAGCGAGTGAGATTCTGGTTATCACTACCCCTGGGTTAGTCCCACTTGTGAAAACATTGATTCTTGCCGATCCCTTATGTGTGAACATTTCCAGCGGACGGAGTCGCAAAGACTGCTGGAGAAAAACGTGACTGTTGTTGAGTTTGCGATTCAATACGTGGCAGAAAACAAGCTCGCCAAGACTCCCATTTATTCGGCCAATCGTTTCGCCCGAATGATGGGGAATCTGTCTCTTTCGGCAGTCGATGATGCTGTGTTGAAGCAGTGGCAAAAACTGCAGGAGAAAGAAGGGCTGTCCGTCTGGTCTATCAAGGGCGGGCTGAAGGATCTTCGCACGTTGATTCGGGCGAGCGGTGGTGACGTCAAGGCGTTCAAGATTGCAAACCCTGAGCCGAATCCTCAGCCGGTTGAGTTATCTGTCATCGACACTGTCTGGCCACACTTGGCTGACTGGTCACGGCAGTGGCTGGTGATTGCGTATTGGACCGCCTTGCGGTTTGCTGACTCTGTGAGAATGCAGCGGGTTGTTGAGGCTGACAAACTGGAATGGAAAGCTAGCAAGACGGGACGACGGCACAGATGGCCGGTCCCGAAGTGGATCAAGCCACACTTGGCCAAAGTCCCACTGCCATACACCAAAAACGAGGATCACTCAGAAGTCATCGTCCGGGCTGAACTCCAAAGAGCCTGCCTGCTCGCTAAAGTGCCAAGAATCCTGCCGTCGAATGTCCGAGATACTTCCCTGCGTGAATGGGTGCGGGCTGACTTCCACGTCGGCCAGGTGCTGCATGGTTGCCGGTTAGGCGTGATCGGCCACTATGTCGACGTGTTGGATATCATCGGCCCGGTTGCCCCTCGTGTCAGGCTGCCTGAATGCTTTGGGGTGTCGCAGGATAAACAGCCAGAATCTGAATTGGTCGAGTCGTTCCGGCTGCTTGATCCGCAGGCTAAAGACTTAGTTTTGATGACTGCTCAGAGAATGGCGGTTCGTCGCGTGTCCTGAAATGGCGGTCTAGACTGTTGACACTTAACGACAGGAAGCGTGACAATACGCAGAATGAGTCGGGCACGATGTCCGGCATAACCTCAGCAAAGGATTGCTCATGTCTACCGTTCTGGAGTCTCCGCAGACTCACACTGACGATCTCGTTTCAGCCGTCCGCACGTTGGATAAAGCCTACCAGAAATGGCTGTCCACTGATGATGACACTGAATTCCCGCCGACACTGGTCAAAGCTATCTCAGTCGTGGCAGCCATTGTCACGACGGGCTTTCCGAAAGACGATCGCCTCGTCAGCTTGTTTCTGGCCTGTGCCAACCTGGCGACAGCGTTTCAGGATGTGCTGAACGAAAAGCCCGGCAGTGCTCGCACGACTGTGGCGGCTATCGAAAACGTCTGCAAGTTCCTCGACGCCCACGAATCGCAGGAGGAAGCTCCGCAGCAGTCCGTGGCCTCTCTGCTCACTGAATGGAAAAATCAGCCGAACCGCTACGTCTGGGTGGCTCGACAGTTTGGTGAGTACGATGCTGATCAGGATCTGTGGCGTGGTCCGTTCTTCAATCGGGCTGGCGTGCCGATGGCTGATCGAATCGAGAAAGAGGCGGCGTCACCCGGTTCGATTCTCGGTGAAGGATTTACGCCGAATCATCAGGCCGTAAAGAATGCACGGATCAAGGCTGCCGCGTTGAGCCAGTTGGCTAACCTTCAGGCTGGTCTATTCCGCCCAGAAGGCGGGGCATTTCCTGAGAAGGCTTCCGTCCTCGATCAGTTGAAGGATGGCCAATATCCGGACGTGATCAGCCGCGTATCGAAAGTGCCATTGGCTGAAGTGCTGAAGGTTGCCGCCGATAACGGGATCAAGGTGTCCAGCCGTGACGACGACTTGGGGCGGGCTGCATCGGAAGCGTTCTCTGATCCGATTGCTGAAGCCTCCGGATTCGTCAAGCCGTCCTTTGACACGGTCCCTGATGACTTTGCCGACGATGACGACGATCAGCCGTTTGATGTCGATAACACCGAGGAAACGACTGACGTCCTTGCCGGTGTCGAGATGACCAGTGCAGAACCTGCCAAGCTGTCATCCTCTGAACTCGAACAGTTCACGCTGGATTACCTGTCAGAGAACGAGGACGCGACAGCCCAGGACATTCTGATCGCTGCCGTTGAAACGACTGGCAAGTCGGCGTCTCGGCAGATGCTTTCTCCGATCCTGAAGAAGCTGCGAGGTGCATAATGGCCGTATCTCGTGCCTTTATTGGTGAAGAAGGCGTCTTCACGGAAGCGGATCAAATCATCATTGAGATGGCTGCCCGTGGTGAATCGTTCAAAGCGATGGCTGCTCAGTCTGGAGTCAGTGAACGCCAGATCCATCGGAAGCTATCGGAACGCCATTATCGTGATGCCGTCCGGGATACCTGCAAACTGCTGTGGAAAAACAGGCTCCGCAAAATGCAGGGACATTGGGACAAGATGGAAACCTGCTTTACGGATATTCTGGATAATCCGGAAGCCGCTGACTTCGCGAAGATTGCTGCCGCTACGCAAATCAGAACAATCTGTATGCAAGCAGCGGACAACGACTTCGAGGAAGAAATGAACGAACTGAAAGAGAAGATCGTTGCCATCGAGCGACGAATCTCAGGTCATGACGGTGCCCCAGTTGTCGAGCGGTTGGGGCACAATGGGACGTAGCAAATCAACGCTGTCAGAGATTCAGAAACTCGCGAAGATGCTCGATTCGTTCGACCTTCGCGGGGATGATGATGATCTGCTGCCGTCCGCCAATGGAATCGACCGGATCGTGTTTCAAGCTCGGTTCATCATCCGGGCATTGAAGCAAGATCCGGTCGCATTGGCCGCTATCATTGAAGCAACCAGAAAGAGCATGATTTCTAACCTTCGGAGTCGGCCAGAACTGGCAACGAATCCGACTGTTGCCGATGTGCTGAAGGATTAGCAGTCAGGCCACGAAAAGAAGCAGGAGTTGCAGTATCGCGTTGTGTCTCCGGTTTCTCCCGGATCGCAATCAACGATAGTCTCCTGATCAGTCTCTCCGCAATTTGGGCATTCGTGCTTACCGAGTTTCGCCATGACCTTTTCATACTCAGACTGAATTCTGCGTTCTCGTTCCCATGAAGCGAGCAACATAGAATTTACGTATTTCAACTGCTCCTGAAGATCGCAGACTCTTTTGAATGCTGACGCAATCATTGGGACTTCTGATGTCTTTTTCCGTGGCGGCGGCGGGCTTGTCGGCCTGCAAATTGCCGGTGCCATGTGGAGCGAATACGATCCTTCTGGCGGATCTTGTGGTCTGTTCGGCATTGGTTTTCCCTAGTTGAATTCAGACTGAATGGCAGTTCTCAGTGTTGATTCGCAGGCTGCTTGACAGTTTGCCTGCGTGTCGATTCCGGCGTACTTCAAAAGCTCCTTGCGAACTGCCGTCAGCGTTGATTGAGCGACTGTAGCTTGTCGTCCGCGAAGTGCTGTCATAATATCGCGTCGAGTGTTCAGCATTGAATCACCAGCGAGAAACGACAACCGGCAATCCCCGTTTGTTGCCATGTGGAACAACTGAGCGGCACGATAGAAACTTGGATTGCTCCAGCCTTCAAGTCTTGTCGCGTTTGTTGTTGTTGTGCTGAATGATGACCAGTTCATGATTCTTCTCCCGGTTAGTGGTTGGTTTCCTTCACACTGGTAGTATCAACCACCTTCCGGGATGCAAAAAGAATCCTCAAGAATTCCGGACGTGCTCGATGATAGTTTCGCAGGCTTCTGCCAGCTTGTTATCAGCGAAGCCAAACCAAGCCCGGTTCTCCCGTTTGCTGAACCAGTCTTCAGCAGTGCTTAGAATGAACTCCTGCAAGTCCGTTGCCAGTTCAATCTCAGGTTTCAGTGCCTCGATGCGGGCTTTCTCGATGGCCTCAAGCCGGGCTTTCTCTGCTGCCAGCAATCGAGCACTTTCGATCCGTGCCGCCTCGATCACCTTGGCTCGCTCGATGGCTTCCAGTCGTGCAAGTTCCTGCTGCCGTGCTTGTTCGGCAAGGCGTAGTTCTTCCTGCTGTCTGGCCAACTCTGCCCGCTGTTCTGCCAGCTTAGCATTCTCCGCAGCGATAACCGCCTGCCGTTCTGCTTCAGCCTTGTCGCGGGCTTCTTGCTCGATCCGTAGCATTTCAGCCCGTGCCCGTTCTGCCTCCCTCACCTCGGCTTCGATCCTGGCTCGTTCGGCCTGTAGTTCGCGTTCCCGGATGGCTAGTTCTTCAGCCTGTTTCCGCATCTCTTCGGCGTGCAGTGCTGCCAGTCGATCACGTTCCGCTTTCTCGGCTGCCTCCTTCTCGGCCTGAATGCGTGCAGATTCCTCAGCAGCGATGCGGCGGGCTTTAGCCTGGACCTTCAAGTCTCGAACGTAGTGGTCGAAGAACTCGTCGTCCATCGCTTTGACGGTCTTGATGTCAGGCGTGACACCAAGTGCCGTGATCTGGTCGATGCGGTCCTGAAGTTTCTTTTCCTCTGCCTCGACCTTGGCCCGTGCTGCTGCCGCTTTGCGGGCTTCCTCGGCTTCTTCTTCCTTTTCAAGTGCTGTCTCGATCGGGATCAGCAGGTTCTTCAACCGTGTAGCTTCTTCGTCGATGATCTTGCCGCGTTCGATAACATCGGCTTTCAGGTCTTTCCTCAAGTTTTCAACTTGGCATCGCAGGTTCTTCACCTCGATGCGTGCTGCCTTGACGGTCTTGTAACCGTCCTTGGCAACGGTCATGCCGGTGCATTTCTCCCGTAGGTCAGCAATAACTACATCCTGTTTGCGGAATTCACTGCGGACCATTGCCGCCTGTGTTTGCTGTGTTAGCTCTGCTGTCGTCATGGTTAGTCGTCCTCCCCTTTGAAAAACTCTGAAACGCTGATGTCCTTGGCCTTCGGCCAGTTCGTGATGATGCCTCTTCCGCCGTGGATCTTGAGTTTGATGTAGTCGCCGTACTCGCCGGGCACGATACCATGCGGAACGTATTCGCGGTCCAGTTCGGCAACGACTGAGCCTTTTGCGTCAATCAGCGAATACACGCCACGATCGACCACCTTGACATAGATGTCATAGGATTCGTCCGGGTCGCCTCGGAAGTCCTGAATTTTGCCGGTCTCGATGTCTACTCTGAACTCCAGCCAGTTCGGCTGAGCCGGGTCAATCAAGGCCGTCAGGTTGTCTTCCGCGATGTCGTCTGCATCGACTGGGAATCCGATCGTGATATATTTCAGGTCAATTTCAACGGGCTGTTTAACTTTGAATTTCACTGCGTACTGCCTTCGTAAATGGGTGGTTAAAACTCGGGATCGGTCTCAATGTTGCGTTCGAAGTTCCGGATTGTTGCCGACAGTTCGACGTTCAGCCGCTGAAACGTCATGGCGTGGTCAATCGGGTATGTCGGGGCTTCCTGCTTGATCCAGCGAGAAACAGCGTCTTGAATCTTCCGCATGGCCTTTACTGCGTCCTGTGGTGTCTCGATGGTGACAGATGGCTCGTCTTTGATGAATGCGACCATGATAGGCTCCTGTTGGTTGGTGCAAGTTGTTTTGCAGGATATCGGCTAGGCTGTAGCCGTCAATCGGAACTGTCCGGATTAACGGGCAGTTCCGGCGATGGCTTGACGTGTTAGCGTGTGAGTCGTTTCCTTGCAGCCATTTCGGCGTTGTGGGCTTCAATCTCTCGGCAAGCCTTCTGAGACTCTAACCGTTCTCGGTCGACCGCTTGCCAGTATCGCTCATACTCTGCGTCGATCTCTGATACCTTCACGGATCGTTTTTCCATATCCCTGACTCTGTTCATAATTGCTCGTGATGATTCACCCATCGTTCATTCTCCCGGTTTGTGGTTGTCGTCCTGTCTGCTTGTAGTATCACTGACCGGCGGACGTGCAAAAGTTATTCTGCCGAATTCTGTGACCACGTTTGCCGACTGGTGTTGTGATAGCCTGCTCAACGTCCATGCCGAACCTGAGCCGGTCGTAGATGTGCTGGCAGGTGATGCCGTAAGCTCTCGCCCACTCGGCTGCATACTTGGTAACGCCGTTTACGGTCAGCCGTGCTGATTGCCGGGTTCTGGCTTCTCGCACAATGCAGCCGCACGATTGCGTGCTGCCGTATCGCAGGCCGTCACCTCTGATAGGCACGTCCTTTGTCCCGCAGGTGCAATCGCACAGCCAGTAAACCCGTTTAACTCTGCCGGATCTGATCGACTTGTGAAACGCCGTAACTGTCAGCCTGCCGAATGTCCGGCCCGTCAGATCAATTAAACCTCGTGACATTGTTTTGCCTCCTTTGCTGGGCAGTTATAGCAAAAGAATTTTGCTTGTCTCACGGTGAGACACGGAAAACGGGGGTTCCCGGCAACCACTCCGGAAACCCCCTGAGAAACCTGCGGGCAACCACTCCCGTCAGGCGTCTGCTTCTCGTGTAATCATGGCGACACTGGCTCCGGTGCCTTCAGACTTGAAGCTGCCCGGCTCTAAGTCCCTCCACGTCCAGCCGTTCACGTTCTTGAATGCTGCCTGCTGTCGTGGTCCTGCATAGCACAGTGACACAATGCGGCCACCAGGCTGGAGCAACTTCAGAGCGTGGCCGATATGGGTTATATCTCGTGCGTTCTTGAACGGCGGGTTCATGATAATCCGGTCGAATGTTCCGCCAAGTCTGTCGGCGTTGCAGTTCAGGAAATCGTCTTGAATCAACTTGCAAGCTGAATCCGTCTGCGTCTCCCGATAAAGTTCTGCCGCACATTGCGGGGCGATCTCAACCATTGTGATCGGTGCCGATGTCCTGTATCGGATTGCCCTGTAGATTCTTCCAAGTCCGGCGGACGGTTCGAGAATCCTGTGGTGGTCTTCGATGTCTGCCGTGCGTGTCATTATGTCCGCAATGGCTTCAGGCGTCTGGAACAAATTGAACGCGGTAACAACTCGGACTGCTTCCCGGTTCTTCAGTGCCGTAAATCGTTCCTGCTCATGCTCCATCGTCTGGCCAACTGCGTCGGTCTGATCTCTGAGGGCTAATAGTCTAAGGCGTCCGGGGCTGGTCATGGTCGTGGCTCCTGAAGCCGGGCGGATCTCCCGGCTTGGTTGTGTGGTTGGTTAGATTCGAATCTTCATTTCTCGGCAGATTTCGCGAAGCTGGGCTTCTGTCCGGAATACCAGCATAAGCCAGAAATCTCCAGTGACCTCGATTCCGTTGGCTTTGACGTTGGTCATGATCTCGTGGCGAAGTCGTTCTTCTGTTTTGCGTGACATTTGGTTTGCTCCTTGTGGTTGGTTGTGCCCTCGACACTTCTAGTATCAGTGCGGCGACTGATTGCAAAAACAAAAGCCAGATCCCTCGGCAACCACTCCGGGGGATCTGGCTCGGACGATCCTAGAACAGGCAACCGGCGGGGGCCAGTTCCTTTTCTTCGGTCGTCTCTTCGATAACTTCCTCAACCTCGATCTCTGCAATCGGCTCGGGCTGTGGTGCTGGTGCTGGCGTGTTACAGCCTGTTGGCAGGGGCTTCTGTGGTTTGTCGGTCAGAACAATAATCTGGTAGGCCGCTGAATAGTTGTAGAAGCCGCCGCCGCGTTTCATTCGCAGTTTAACCAGATGCCCGCCGATGTTCTTTTCGTGGATAAAAACATAGTCATGTTTCAGCCCTGCGGAGAACTCAGCCTGCGTCATGCGGCCTACCTTTACGATCCCGGCTTTTTCTCCGTGCTGTGCGTTGGCTTCAGCGTTCCAGAGATCCTGCAAGGCCTGGGCGTCTTCGTCGGTTGGGTTCATGGTCGAGATGGTTGGTTTGGCTGCCTTCTTTGCTTTCTGTCGAGCGTTGAATGCTTCCAGTTCTTCCGGCGTTGGTGCTCGGTAAATGTCCTCGCCATTGCGTTCAATGTTGACCAGTACGCCGCCAACTTCTTCAATCAATTGTCCTTTGCGGTGCACGCTGCGTGGGGCGATGATCTCAACCGAGGTCACGCGCTTGGTAACTGGCGAGCGGTTCACCTTCAGAATCTGGTATTCCCCGCGTGAAGTCGTGCCCCAGCGGTTTTTGTAGGTAATGAATCCGCCGGGAATCATTTCAACCTCAGAAGCCTGTCCGCCTTCGTTCTCCAGCATTGCGTTCTCGTAGATCAATCGGCTTTTCAGATGCTCGATCGTGCGGGCGTAGGCTGCACGAATAGCGTCGAGACGATCAACGCGAACCCAGTGACCTCCGCGACCTTGTCCGCACCATGCTTTCTCAAACCGGG